AGCGCTAACGAATCCAACGAGGGTTGACGGTTGGTGGGCACATTACGGTCTCATTACTTGGGATTCTGTTAATAAGACTGTGAATATGGTTTCAGACCCTGCCTCAGTTAGTCCTGGCGATCCTCATTTAGTGATTGGTTGGAATGGTGTAGGGATCGTTCCTGTTCCCCTAAGTATAGACACGAGTATATATAAGTTTGTTACCACTGTATTTAAGGTGAATCGGTTTCCAAACTTTGAGCCAGACGATAGATACCAGTATGACTTCCAAGGGGATTTGTTTTGGAGTACTGGCCCGCTGTCGGTGGGACCGGGGTGGTACAGTCCGCAGGGGGCCTCTCATCTGCCAGTACTGACAAATGTTCAAGCGTCTGATGGATTTCTTACCGAAGATCGAGATATGTCTACTTGGTTCAAGTTGGTTTGGGACATGACGGACAATCCCGACTGGACAGGAACAGTGACTGCATTGAGACTAGATTATTTTGATTCAAGAGATAATCCAGATACTGGCCCAGACTATGACGCGGGCGATATCGATGTTGACTACATAGAAGTAGTTGCATTTCATAATATTAATCTATAGGAGAACGAAGATGCCAGTAGTTGACGGAAAAGAGTTTCCTTATACAGATAAGGGCAAAAAGGATGCGGAAGCGTTCGCCAAGAAGACAGGTGGGAAGCAAATCAAGACCTACCACGGTGGCGGAATCCTGAATAGGTCGTCTGGGCCTCCATACAAGGAATCGATCAAACATTCCAGGGGTGGTGGTGCTGCTCGCAAGGATAGTACTAGATTTGTAGTGGTGACTTCTTAGCAATGGACTACGGAGAGCTAAAGACAGCGATTCAAGATTACTGCCAGAACTCTGAGTCCTCGTTTGTGTCCAACACGCCTAATTTTATCAGGTTTGCAGAGAACACGATTTTTTCAGCCATTGACCTTCCTTCAAAGTGGAAGTCGATCCTTAACTTGTCTTTGGCTGATGGAACATCGGAGTATGATCTAGGCCCAAGTACTCTAGCGGCGTCTACTGTTACTTCTGGCACCTCACAGGGGGGAGTTGGAGTCAATTTGCTCTTCGTTCCCATCGATAGCGCAGGTTCATTCACCACGGGTAGAACAATAGATATTGCCTTGAATGATGGGTCGATATTTTCTCCCACGCTTGTCAGTGTGAGTTCCTCCGTATTTCTTAATAGAGACATTATGTTTCTAAGTGAAGGCATTCCAGGTGTTCCTTCAGTCACTGCAGTGGATCTAGGAGCTGCGGTCACGCAGGCGGCTAGCACCGAATACATGGGTACTGGTGGTGTCTTTGACATCTTGTCGGTTCGCGTATCCCCCGTCACACCATTTTCCCAAACTAATGGAGTGGATTACGGGCCGGTAGGTTATTTGCTTCAGAAGGATTACGACTTCCTTCTTGAGGCATATCCGGGAACGTCTTTGGTCGCGACGAAGGGGCTTCCAAAGTACTATGCAATTTCCAGTACCGGGGTATCTACGTCAGTGCCTACGCTGATGTCAGAGCCTACGCTGACTATCCGTTTCGGGCCTATACCCGATGAGGCATATCAAGCAACTGTCACCTATTACGGGAAAACATCGGCTGATTCCATTACTTCCGGCGCAGACTCAGTGGAAACATGGTTGTCTGTTTCATTCCCTGAAGTCCTCCTATATGGGTCACTTGTCCAAGCGTACACATACATGAAGGGTGAGCCTGATGTAATCCAGATGTATGAGAAGCAATTTCTGGATGGTATGACTCTTCTTAAAAATATGACAGAGACCAGGAGGAATTCTAATTCGTTCCGTCCTGCGTCTTCTCAGGGGTAATTGATGGCAGAGACTGTATTTTCTCGCGGATACAAGATGAAGCTGATTGGTACTGGCCTAGAGGCTGGTACTTGGGGCACGTCTACGAATGAAAATCTAAAACGCATTGATCAGGGGCTCGGCGGGACTTCGGATAATTTCATTGTTACAGCACCGCCAGGGGAGTCAAGCTGGTCGAGTCCTACAGTCATTTGGCTCTTGCAAGATAGTACTGACGCATGGGCTACTGGTTCGGATGGTCGCAACCGATATATAAACTTTACGGGAACTCCGGGCGTAAACGTAACGGTTAATATTCGCGGAAACAGTTCTACAGACGTTAACAATGAGAGGGTTTATTGGGTACGCAATAGCATGAATGGTGGTTTCACAATAGAATTTGATGGCGGCGTCGGTTCGGATTTCGTCTTAGCCACTGGGGCCACTGCGCTTATATATTCGGATGGTTCAGGAAATGTTGCTGGTATTCTTGATAATCTCCAGGTATCTGGCTTGGATTTCACGGAGAAAAAAGGCGCAGCCGTAATCAAGCTACCAACCAATCAAGCTACTGCGCTCTTATTTGAAGATCCATTAGCGACGGGGACTGGTTTTGATTTCATAGAATTTGTTACGACTACGGGCAATGAAAAGCTTATTCTCGGCGATGTTAATATTCCAAAGCTGGTGATCGACTCCCCCGCTGTAGAAGTCAACTCGGGTTCGTTATTCCTGTCGGATCAGGTAGTGGCGATCCAGTTAATAGGGTCGGACGGTTCAGGCGAAACTCTCGCGTTGTCTGTATTCTCTGCCGGCGATGAAAAGATTCTGGTTCTAAACACTCATACTACTCGCGTCGAAATACCAGATGGCAGCACTCTGGACATCCGGTCTGGGGGTACGTTAGAAGTAAGTAGTGGTGCCACGTTACAAGTAGATGCCGGAAGCACTCTGAACATCCAGTCTCTTCTTACGGCAGATGCTGGTGCAGTAATCAGTGGTGGTCCCGGAACTATTGATAATCAGGTTATAGGAGGGGCTGCTGCGGTAGCAGGAACCTTCACTACTGCCATCGCCACTACTACACTTGAATCCCCGCTCTTAGATGCAACGGGCGCGTCAGGCCAACTGAAATTTAACACTTTAGATGTGGGTCTAAAGATGTCATCTGGGGTTCTTCAAGTCAAACAGACTGCGATGGATGCTTACGGAGGCTTGTACGCTTCCGGTCAGGTTAGCGGCGAGGGTGTTTATTTCGAAAAAACGGGGCTTTCGGTGGAGGGGGGCCAAACGCATGGTCCATTTAGCCATGGGTTCAATCCTACTGTTCCTAGATTACGTCAGATAGTTTTAGTAAACGTAGTGGCTGAATATGGCTATTTCCCGGGTGATGAGATTGATGTCATCGTTGCAGAGGTAGTCCTTCTCACCGACATGTCGGTGGGAGCCACTATTACTGTTGATAATACAAACGTCTGGGTGGATATAGCAGACTTTGGGATGGCGGTCCTTGACCGGACCACTACTGGCTCAACCGAGCATAAGATCAACCCCGTACAGGACTTCGCTAGGTGGCGTGTCACTCTCAGGTTGTGGAAGTAATTTGAATGCTTAAACGGTTTTCATTACCGCCAGGGATACGGCATGAGTCTACACAGTATGCGGCATCCGGGTTTTGGTATGACTGTGACAACATCAGGTTTAGATCTGGGATGGTTGAGTCTATTGGGGGATGGGTGCGTGATGGTATGTACTCCCTAGAGGGAATAGGAAGGGCATCTCACACACATCGGGACTATATAGGCAATAATTACCAGTCCGTGGGAACCGATTGGAAGTATTACGTTATCACTGGGATTCTTCCCGTTGATGTCACACCAATAAGAGCCGGGGGGACGGGTACTGAAGAGGATGGCGGTAACGCCTTGTTCACAGCAGTAGCGGGTGAGCCACTTTTGACTGTTACTCATTCTAATAACGGGCTAAGCGTGAATGATTGGGTGAATTTTGAAGCCGTGACGGCAACGGATTCTGCGTTCCCTGGCAATATCACGGAAGAGTTACTTGAGCAAACAAGAGGGTTTCAAGTTTCTTCGATAGCTTTGGACGGAAATTCCTATGTGATTTATTTGTGGGATGGTTCTGCGGAGGTTGTTGTAAGCGCACCTGGGACGTTCGGAACACAATTCAAGTATATGTACCGGGTAAGTTCGGGGATTAGCTCTCAGGTACTTGGGCAGGCTTTTGGTTCTAGTCTATGGGGTGGTGATTCTATGCCAACCTCCTTTGATCTCAATACTCCCTGGGTATCACCTACGACTACCACCGCACTTCTGGTGTTTTCCTCCACGGCTAATACATTAAGTGCCGGTGAGTATGTTTACCTTCAGGGATTGACTGGAACAGTTGGGGATGGGACATCCAGCCATTCAGGTACGCCATTTGATCTAACAAGTATGAACGATCATTGGTGGAGGGTTAGCGCGAAGGCGACGGATGACTTTACCGTAGACCTGAGAGACCTATATGGTAGTAGCTTTACAATTACTGGAACGAGAACTTCGGCTGCGTCCGGAACCTATTATCAGTCGGATTGGACCGTTCCGTCTGTTACTGGTGCAACGCGGGGTTGGGGAGAATCTTCAGAAGTAGCTAGTGTGGTTGGCGAGGTAAGAAGAACGTACATTGACAATTACGGCGAAGATTTAATGTTTTGCAATTCTGGCGGTCCAATCTATTACTACGATACGTCTGCGAATACGTCGTCTGGAATACCTCTGATTCCGACCTTAGGGAATTTTGTAGCGAAGGAGTTGGGGGATTTTGGTGATTCACGATTTCCGCCCGACCAAGTAGACAGTTTCATTGTGAGCAAAAAAGACGGTCATTGCGTGGCTTTGGGATGTAGTGATGTGGGTGGGGACACTATAAACTCGATGCTTGTCCGGTGGTCCGATCAGAACAATCCGTTTGATTGGGGTCCGTCAGTAACCAATACATCTGGTGGACAGGTTCTTAGGGCTGGGTCAAGGATTCTAGGGGGAGAGAGTACTAAGGACGAGGTTATTATTTTTACAGATTCGGCGGTGTACTCGATGAGATTCATTGGCCCTCCGGATGTGTTTTCATTCACCTTGATCACCGATGGTGTCGGCCTTGTTGGACAAAGGGCTGTTGGTAGTGCTGCGAGTGCAGTTTTCTTCATGGGCAATGATGGGTTCTATGTTTACACTGGTTCTGT